CAGCATCATATGCCGCTACAAAACTGCTGTTGGCTGTAGACCCAACAGAGTCCAATGCCGTACTAGCCGTGGTAAGTACAGTGTCAGAAACAAAGTTGGTAAGTTGTGTTACGCCATTATTGACAACGGTGGAAATAAAACCACCAGCAAAGCCGTCACTAAACTCTCCGTCTTTTAGTTCTGCAACTACGCCGCCAACAAGTCCTTTACCAATACCAGTAGAAACAATGTCAGAGACTGTGGCGTTAACTCCTGCGTCAAGAAGAGTTTCCGAAACAGTTCCCGCAACTGGGCCAACAACCATAGGCGCAAGATACGAAGTGCCCATTGACAAGGCAATATCCCCAAGATCGCCGCCGCGCGATGCGGTAACTACGGCTGAAGTGACAAAAGGCGGAATTCCAACAGCGGCTCCAGCAATTTGTAGAAGCATTGGCAACGGGTCGTCAAGGACTGCCTGAACGGTGTCGCCAACAAACTCAACGACATCACTGACAACATCAACAACGCTGTCTACAACATCGCCGACGGCCTCAAATACATCTTCAACTAAATCTCCGACTGCTTGAAATACTGCTGACATGATTACTCCCGATCAGGCCGCGCTGGCCCTAATTTGACCGTCACGCGAAAACCGTCCTTGGTTCTTTCAGCGCGGTAGCCCATGCCTTCTCTCGGAGGATTTCTTGAAATCCCTTTAAAAAGATTCATAATTGTTGGGTCTTGGAAATCGCTTACAAGAATATCAAAACCCATGTCGTATGCGTCTTTGATAAATGTGTAGGAATTGTCCAAATAGTTTCTGGCAGTGTCAGCGTTCAGGGCGCGGAAGGTTCCAATGCGACCTTTGGCGTGATGCATCAAAAACACGGTATTGCCTTCGCGATAGGTGCTGGTGCCTTCCATGTTCATCTCTTTTACGAGAGCCGCATAGACTTGCTCCGCAGAATACTTAGACTTCGTCTGCTGTGCCGCAATCATCAAGACTGCTTCAACACTAAGTTCCTTCTTTTTGCTATCGGTCAGCATCACAACCCCTTAAATATTGCGGCGGAATAGATGTTGCCCATCCCAGCCGCCAGACTCATTATCAAACCATCAGGGGGACTTGTCGATTCCGAAAGGAATACCGAATCGCTTTCAGTTCGGTTCTCAATCGCTGGCACAAATCCTGACTTGATGTCGCCCAACAACAATAAAGTTTCAAGTAGTCCACTGCTTCCCATCGTATGACCAATTTTTTGCTTATACGAGGTCGCAATGAAGCCTTGTAGCGTTTGGTTCAAGGCGCATTTTTCGGCCTTGTTGTTGGACGCTGTTCCAGTTCCGTGGGTTTTTACAATTTTAATCTCATCTGCCCGAATATGGGAATAGTGCAATACGCCTTCAATAACCTTTTTGAAGCCCTCACCATCCTCACACTGCCCAATGGCGTTTGTAGAGCGTTCTGACGCGTTGTAGGCACCAATCAAGGCGGCGTGTGGGGTAACCCTCTGGCGGGAAACGGCGCTCTCAGACTCAAACACCGCAAAAGCGGCTCCCTGACCAACCCTAAACCCAGCGTTTACCGAGTCAAAAGCGGATGGCTTTATGCCTGTATCTTCCTGTTTTTGGGTAAGGACGGCCTTGGAGTCGCCAAAGAACTCCAGCACGGCGTTTGAGACACCGTCCTCCACTGTCAGCACAATGACGCGGTCGTAGTCGTAGAAGTCGATCAGATTGACCACATCCATCATCACCTTGAGGCTGGAGGCGCAGGCTGACGAGTCGGTGGTCACCATATCCATGTCACCGCAGGACTGGGCAATCCTGCCAGCGTAGACCTGCGTCAGGGTGAATGGCAGGAACTTGTAGGTGTAGGACAGACGAGTGTCATAGGCTCGTTGGTTTAAACCAGCAAAGTGCGCATTGCCTGCGGCCAAGATGAACGCCGTCTTGCCAACTGGGTTCTCCCGAAGGTAGGTCAGCAACTCAGGGTCAAGCACTTTCTCGGCCAACTTGTGGGGGACGTAGACCAAGCCAGATTTGACTCGGTTGTAAGTTTCAGGAAACCAGTTGACCTTCTGGGGGTAGATGATGTCGTCAAACAACTCGACATTGGTCGTGGAGGCGGTGCGGTAGTGGGTCAGGTAGATCATTTGCAAGCCTCCGCAACCTCTTCCATCGAGGCAGGCTCTTTGGTTTTGTTTGCCATCACGAGGTCGTGCAACTCTTGCACAGACGCTGGCGTCCACTCTTTGCTGACTGCGTCCTCAATTCCATAGAGGTCGTCGAAGTACATCAACATGACCAAACCATCGAGACTGTCCAACCCTATTTCCTGAAAAGTATTCTCCATTGCGTCTGCGATGGCAACTTTGGCGTGAGCGGGTCGAGCGACCTTTGCTACATAGTTGAAAATCTCGATGAACTCTATCATTGGTCTGGGCCTTCTGTGGGCTGGTTGATAGCGCCAACCAAAGCCGACGCCCAATCCTGCCAGTTGTTATAAATGTAGGGGCCGGGGATGCCCTCATTCGTGAAGACATCAATTGCCTTTAACCCAGCCGCCCACTCGTACCAATTTGTTTGAGAGGTAGGAATCACCAACTGCTGACCCGCATACGCCTCACACATCAGCGCCGCCCACGACTCAAAGGTGTGAAACCGAGGATCGTAGACAACAGCCAGTGCCATTTTACGGCCTCACATCGCCAATATTGGCATGGAGCAAAACTTTACCCAATTGGTAGTCGCCACCCTGCACGTTGCTTCTAAAGATTAACCGAATCTCTCGGCGCTGTTCGCGCAGGTCAATCTTGCGGGTATCTGGGCTAAACGCATAGGGGGCGGAAGTTGTGTCCTCCGCCTGCGCAAAAGGACGGCCAGTCACTTGGAAGGTCATCTCGCCAGACTGAATGAAGTCAGGCTCCATCCTCTCTAGGTGCAACCAGAAGTTGTCGCCAACAGGAGATGTCTGAGATGGGCCACCCTGCACCCAGCCAAGGTCTGAGGTTGTGAAGTAACTTTCAATGGCGTTGGACTCTTGGGCTACAACCTCATCAGTCCCAATCTCGTGTTGCCACAAAGTGATGCGGCCAGCCGTTGTGTTGAATGTCGCCGTTACCGTGCCAGACGCTGTTGCTGGTTTGTCAAGGGTCACGGTGTAGAAGCCTGCTGTGGCGCTTGGCGCAATTAGGGTGATCAACGAATCAGCGGCCACACCAGTCCCAATGACCAACTGCCCAACAGCAATCAAGTTTGTCACCGCAGACAAAGGCACTTCAATGTTTGCGTTTGTATTTATCGTTGTGATGGAATTGGAAAAAACTTCCTGCTGAACGCTTAACACGTTGCCTGCGTTAATTGGGAATCGAAACACTTGTGAGAAATAACCAGAAGAGCGGCGTGCGCCCAAGGCTGTGCCTGCGTCATACCAGCAGTCTTCACGGGTGTTGTAGATGATGCAGTCGTTGCACTCTTCAGAATCGCCAGAAGGGAAGAACCACCAGATTTCGCCAAAGCGAGGAACCTTTTGCGCATAAACCTTTTGGCTCTGCGCGTAGTTCAGATTGTCAAAGAAGTAGTTCTGGTTGAAATTGTTCTTGAGTTCTTTGACCACACCGTTGTACAGCAAGAAGCGGTCAACGCCAATCCAGTAGTAGATGCCGTCATACTCAATGACGCACTGGCTGGACAGAATAGAAGACTGGCTCGAAATAATGTCGTAGCGCCAGTAGAAGGTTTGAGGCGTTCCAGCAACCGTTACTGTGGTTGGGGTGTACGACACGCGGATCAGCGAATCAAGCGCCCAGAAAAGGCCAGAGGGCGCGTTTGAGCCACCTCGCACTGGTAAACCCTTGACAATCTTTGTGGAGGCCACGTTGACCTCATTAGAGTCTGGGCCGTTCCAGTCAAATGGATTGCCAGCAACGCAGTTTTTGATCAGGCCGTTGTCGCCATAAACAAACACATAAGGGTGCAACACAACCACGCCACCAGCAACCTCAATGATGTCGCCTGTTGGTGTTGAGCCAGAGGTGTCAGTCAGTGGAGACATGACCGTGCCAGCAATGTTTCCAGCCAGAACGGGGGTGTTGACTGTTTGGTCAATTTGGGCCAAGTTGAGACCGGGGTGCGCAAGCAACAATTGATTCCCAGAACCTTGCGAATCAAACGAAGAGTCAAACTGCCACAGGTTCAAATCGCTCTCTGTAAACCCATCATTGATGGTTGCAACCTTGATTGAGAACCCACTGCCCGTGCCACCAATACTGGCCGCAGTTGCGCTCAATGTGTTGCCAACTACATACCCGTTGCCTGCTGTCGTTACGGTCACCGTGGTTACCGTTGCGCCAGCCACCACAATGGTTGCCTTTGCGCCAGAGCCAGAGCCACCAGTCAAGGTCACGTTTGTGTAGGTGCCGTTGGTGTACAGCGTGCCGCCAACCAATGTGTTGAGCGTCAAAATCAAACCAGTAAAGGTGAACTGATTGACACCACCACCAATACCGTTGTTGTCAATGTTGATGACCTCAAGGCCATTGTTGTAGCCATTGAAGACTTGGTTGTTTCCATCAACAGAGTTAACGTACAAGCCGCGAGAGTACCCATGCGCGTCTTCTGTAATGGCCCTGTAGCCACCAATCTTGCGAGGACGGCCACGCTGGAAGCGAACCCAGCGGCCATCGGTGTAGAAGTTCATGTCGAAGATCGTGCCGTCCCGCTGGACACCGGGTTGCGTATCAATCGCAAAAACCTTCTTGGTCATGTAAACGTCCCGCCAGCAACACCAGATGTAAATGTTCCAGTCGTTCCAGAAACTGCACCAGAAAACACCCCAGCAACACCAGAAACATTCCCCGCAATTGCCAAACCAGTTGCCGACAGGGTGGAGCGCAACACACCAAGGATGGCAGTGTTAAATTCACCAGAAGTGGCGCGGTACACACCAGTGCTGGCCTCAGAGGAAAAATACAAAGCAGGCGCACCGACAGTGCCGTTTACCAGACCAATTGAAGAAGAGCCAGCCAACACGGTGTTGGCGTTGACCAAGTTGCTTGAATCGCAAATTAGCGTTGCTTGCTGGTTTGATGCAATCGTTGCCGTTGATCCACCAGTATTGGTAGAAATGGTGACCGTGTAGTTGCCAACACCACCGACTGTGGCATTTTGAATGTAATACACCTGCACCGTTGGGGGGACGATGATGGTGACGTTGCCCGACAGGGTTCCTGTGTATTTCTGGATTACGTTAGATGCTTCAGAAGCAGTCAGGGTGTAAGTGCCAGTGGTGACCGCTTTGGTCAATTGAGTGAACGCAAACTGCGTAGACTTGCCCAAACCAACGGTGTAAAACGTAGTGCCACTGCACACAATAATGCATGAATCAGTTGGCTGAAGAATGATTGAGGCAGAGCCGTTGATCGTGTTTCCGCCAGAGCCTGCAACCGTCAATGCGCCAGTCCCACTGTTACGCAAGAACATAAACCAGTTGTCGCCCAAAGTAGAGGCGGCGGTCAGAGTCAAAGTTCCTGCGCCGCCAGTCCACACATAGGTGTTAGATCGGTCAGTGACAAGCGCGGTGTAATTGGAGGAGAAGGTTGTAACAGGTTGAGACTGGTTCAGCGTCTGACCAATAGCCAGCAAGCCGTATCCAGCAAGCGTAGCGGCATCTGCACCAGAAGAGCCTATGCCGTAAGCAATGATGCCCCAAGTGCCTGCTGTGGTTGGGTTGGCCGTGATATAGATGTACTGAGCCTCACCAGCGGCAACGCTCACAATGGTGTTTAAGCCAGTGTAGTCTTTGACTAGCAGGGCTACAGCACCTACATTTCGGATCAACGCATCTTGACCAACAGAAGCCTGATTGGCTGGCGGCATCCACAACTCGTTTGCCGTAGAGGCGGTTGACACCTCCATGATTCGAGCGGCGGCATCATCAGTTGATGTGCCATTGATGGGCCACTCCAACTGCAAGTCAGCGGTCAGGATGATGCGGCGATATGAGACATCCGTTGGCTGGATGACGTTACCTGTGAAGGGGCTGTTATATGACATGATCAGGTATCCAATACTGCGGCTTGACGGTCACCAATACGCTGGACATCCTCTTGTTTCAGCGTCTGCATGATCTGGTCATAGTTTGCCTGCCACATGGGCATCCGCTCGTCGTTCTTGAGGAACGGCATAGCCTGCAAAAGAGTGCCATACAGCAACGCCTGCGGGGCGTAAATGGTGAACCAATTCGTTTGGTTAGAAGAGTCGAGCGGCTGAATTCGCTCGTAGTACAACACCTCAAAGGTGTAGGCGGCGGCTGGTGTAGGAACCACCAGCCAGTGTGTGTAGTCGTAGTCGCCGTAATACACAGGAACGCCAGTCTCTGTGGCATCAGGCCAATACTCGCGCAGGTACTCATACTTGCGAAGCAGGACAGGGGTGCGGCTACCAGCCACCACCACATTCATTGAAACTGTTTTGTGCCAACGGGCAGGCTTGTCAATGATGGCCTGAGTGGCCGTCATCGTGCTGGTGTTGACTGTCAGGTTGCCCAAAAACTTAATCTGGCTGGCAATAATCTGTTCGGCCAGCATGATAAAAAGAGGAATCTTATCGAGCGTAGCGGTGTCGGTACGCTCCAGATAGGACTGGATGTTTTCGACCAAGGAGTCGTATGTCATTACCGATGCGGTCGTCATTTGTTCTCCTTATCCGACATTGCGCTCAAAATGAGGGCAATCCACTAGGGATTTGAAGTTGCCGCCCCAACGGTTCTTGGGGTGCAAAGTTTCCCAATATGCACCCAATGGCGCAAGGATTCCCTTGTCCCATATTATCTGCCCATCTTTGAAGAAGTTCAAGTCGATGGCACAGCGTTTGAGGTGAATGGAATTCATGGTCTTGGAGCGGCCAGCCTTCACATGGAGGGCTTGCTGTTCAGGTGTACGGGCCAACTCCCCACCAGTGACCATGAAACCCTGCTCAGTGGCGTATTGAATGAGTTTGCAAGCATCCAATAAGAATGCGGCTTGTTCTTGACTCAGGCTCATTCTTTGTCCTTTCTGCGCATCTCCATCACTTTCTCAACGGTACGACCGCCAAAGTAGGCAGTCATCACGAGCATTCCCCACTGACCCAGCAAGTTGACGTAAGACTCGCTTATCTTGTACCCGTAGCCGTCAAGCAGGGCAAAAATTAAATATGCCGTTAGAAGGTACACAAGAGTGCCGGGGCGCACATTCTTCGACAGCCACGAGTCGGAGGCCATATCAGCCTGCCAACGCTTGCTGACGTTGTCCTCTTGGTTGGCTTGCGCCTTGAGCAATGCCGATAACTCTTCCTGCTCAATACGAGCCTTCTCAATGCCCAACTCAAGCAGACGCTCTTCGTGGTCGTACTGGAGTTGGCGCAACTTGGCAACTTCAGCATCAGATGGGTTGTCAGAAATCTTGACACCAAGAGTCTTCTCGACGACTTCTTTGCCCTTTGCTTGAATCGCAGAAGACAAAAGGCCCAGACCATTCTGAGCCAATGTACCAAGGAGGGATGCAACGATTGGAATCATTTTTTCACCATTTTTTCTCGTTCTTCAAGCAATCTGACTTTGACTTGCAATTCGTTGATGTGCAACATCAAGTTTTCTTTCATCATGGCTCGACGCTCCGCAGAGATTGGACTGTCTGTTGGGACGCCCTCTTTGGTAATCAATGCAGGCATAGCGCCCTCAATTCGAGTCAACCGTGTGGAGAAGTCATTGACCTGACCCAAGAGCCAAGCAAGGGACGCCACGATGATGGGTATGACCGCCTTGAGAACATCTGCCCAATTCATAAGCCAAGCACCTTCTTAATGAGTTCTCCAGCGACGCCGGGCCCAAACAGCACGCACACAATCACCCCATACAAGAGGTACTCAATCTTCGTCATGCGCTTAGAACCATCATCAAAGCGACCCTGAATGCCCTCATACCGCTGGGCGCAGATAGCCTCATGGACACTCAATCGCTTGTCCGTTTCTGATGCTAATTCTTGTACGTCCGCCATAAAATTCCTTGAAGAAGCCACCCAAAGGTGGCTCTTTTTTAGTTTACTGTTACGTCAGTAACCGCCTCTTCAGGCTTAGTTTCTAACGAGTCCTTCAGCATTCTAAAGAAGGCATCCCTGCCAACTTGCAACTGATCCACGTTAAAACGTGCTGAGTCCAACTTACGATCCAAGTCAGCGACATGGTTGAGCAACATCTGCTGTTGCTGTGTCATGTCTTCAAACTTGTAATCTACGCCGTCGATTGTCACAGGGGTCTTTTTTTCGTTTCCCATGATGTTTCCTTTTAATGTGCCACCAAGATCGGGTGGTGGCTTCCCGTTAATTTACCAAGGCAGAGGTGTATTTGCAGGGCTGACAGGTGGGGTAATCATGCTGTCAATCTGACCCTGCACACAGGCTTGTGCGTTAGATATGTCTTGCGCTGGAATCCAGCCAATGACAATTGCTTCTGTCAGGCTGGCGTAGGGGATGAATGCACCCTCTTGGTCAGCAGAATTGAACTGCGTATTGCCTTGGATGGAGGCAGTGTAAGTGCCATCTACGCCAGTGATTTCCCACAAAGCATTAACCACATAGTTAGGGTCAGGCTGTTGCAGGGTGTACATTGCTGTGATGGTGGTTGTAAAAGTTGTCATGATTTACCTTTCAGTTTAAAGATTAGCGGCATCCAAACGTGCCTTGAGTGATTCAATGATTGCTTGTTGTTCTTGGATAGCCTTGATAAGCATAGGAACAAATACGCTGTACTTTACAGACTTGGTTGTTGTGCCAAGGTCATTGCCTTCTGCATCTCGGTCTGGTGATTCATCAACCAGCGCAGGGAATACAGTCTCCAGTTCTTGAGCAACAACACCAATCTGCTTTAAGGTGGGGTCAGATTTCAAGTTGTAGTTACGCACCCTCACCTGCATCAAGTCTGCAAGTTTTGGCGTAGCATCAACAATATTCTCTTTTAATTTAGCATCTGAAATACCGCCATAACTGTTGTTGGTGTTCTGGATGTTTCCATTGCCGTAAATATAAATTTTGTCGCTAACACCGGGTGTGCTACCAATAAAAAAATAAGAAGATGTGTTTTGGGTATTACTTCCTAAATTTGAAATAATGCCAGCGTCACCAGAAACATTGTTTGTGTTTCTTACCCGCAAGGCCCCACTTCCTCCTGCGGAGTTTTCAATACGACAAATTCCATTGTTGTCAAAATACAGCCGTGGATTCCCATCCCCATCAGACAGCACGATGTAGTTGTTTGCTGTGCGAATGTCTAGGCCACCTGAGTTACCATCGTAACGTCCAAGAAGGGTATTCTTAGAGCCTGTGGTTATTGTATTGCCAGCACTTGTGCCAATAAGAATGTTTCCAATACCCGTAGTCAATCCATTACCAGCGGGGTCAGAACCACCAACACCAACTGCACCAACAATAGTATTTGCATAGCCTGTAGTAAGGTTCTGTCCAGTACCTGCACCAATGCACGTATTTCCGTATGCGCTTGCACTAGTTGGGTTTGCGTTATAACCAGCCTTCCAACCCACAAAAGTGTTGTATTGCGACTGAGCGCCTGCACTTGCGTAACCAGCCTGATAGCCAATAGCAGTGTTGTATGGGCCTGTGGTAGTGGAATAAAGTGCCTGATAGCCTAAAGCGGTATTTAGAGAACCTGTGGTGTTAGAAAGAAGCGCATAATTACCAACCGCTGTGTTTTGTCCACCAGTTGTATTGTTATAAAGCGCCTGAACGCCGAAAGCGGCAAGGTCGCTTCCAGTTGTGTTTATGGTTGCCGCACCATTACCCATTGCAGTGTTGCGTGAGCCTCCAGTGTTATAGCGCAAAGCGCCGGGAAGACCCGTCAAGTTGCAGTAACCACCAACAGCAGTGTTTTGAGCGCCTGTTGTATTTGCGTACAAAGCCTCAACACCAACAGCAGTAAAGGAGTAACCAGTTGTATTTGAATAGCCAGCACCGTCACCAATAGCAACTGCGTAATTGCCAGTAGTATTGCTGTACAGTGCATTACGCCCAATGGCTATATTTTGGCTTCCTGTGGTATTAGAGCGAAGTGCATTGTCTCCAACTGCTACGTTATTTGTGCCTGTTGTTAAATTTGCTAATGCAACATTACCCATTGCTACGTTAAAAGAACCGCTAGTAAGAGCGCGCATTACCAAACGACCAACCGCCACGTTATCGTCACCTGTTATACCAGCGCTGGTGTCCATTGAATTTGAGCCAAATACTTGATTTCTTGACCCTGTAGTTATGGAGTAACCAGCCTGATAACCTATACCAACATTGTTGGCTCCAGTTGTGTTGCTATATCCAGCCTGATAACCTACAGCAGTGTTGTTAGATGCTGTGGTGTTGAATCTCAACGCAAACCGACCAATTGCAGTGTTGAACGCGCCAGTAGTATTTGTTTCTAAGGCTTGAACGCCAAGAGCAGAATTGCCTTCTCCCGTGGTATTTCCTGTGCCAGCATACGCCCCAACAAAAGTTTGGTATAAACCTGTGGTGTTTGCATATCCTGCTAGGTAGCCAACAGCAGTGTTGTATGAGGATGTGGTGTTAGCGTAAAGAGCCTGATAACCTACCGCTACGTTTAATGCGCCTGTGGTGTTGGAATAGAATGCATCTCTTCCAATTGCTACATTATTTGCACCTGTAGTGTTGAAATATGCTGATTGGAAACCCACCGCAGTGTTGTCTGATGCTGTGGTGTTTGAGTAAAGTGCAAGACCAACAGCGACGTTTTGGCTTCCAGTTGTATTATTAAGTAACGACCTTCCAAGGGCAGTATTATTATCGCCAGTAGTGTTTGAAGTTAAAGCATATCGACCAACAGCCAAATTAAAACCACCAGTAGTATTTGCAAACAATGGGTCTAGTCCAAATGCTGTATTACTAGCAACACCGCTACCACCACGACCTACAGTCAGACCATAAACAGTCAGGTCAGTACCAGAGTACAGCAAGTTGGCAGATGATGTGAGATTGCCGCCAGTGGTTGTGTAAACCACTCGACCAGTGGTCAAAGAGGAATCAGTAATGTCATTGGCAACCAATGTTGTGCCATTAAACGTCAAGTTGGCAGAGTCAGTCAGCAAGCCAGCGGTCGTGGCGTAAGGAACGCGACCAGAAGTCAGGCTAGAGAACGTAATGGAGCCAGACGATGTGATGCCAGTCAATCCAGTCAACACGCCAGCATCGCTCAAGATGCCAACAGAGTTTTGAATTAGTTTGCCTGTTGTGCTATCAAACCTTGCCAGAGCGTTGTCAGTAGACGAGGCTGGGCCAACCACATCACCAGAAGCGCCTGCGGTCGATGCCAGCAACGTCACAACGCCAGAATTGTTCTCGTAGTAAAGTTTGCCATCAACAATGTTGATTGCTAATTCACCAGCAACTAAATTGCCAGCAGTCGGTACAGCCGCCGCAGTGGTGCTGTAGTAGAGAGATATGGGCGTGTAGCCTGCTTGTGCCATTAGAATGTTCCTCCAAATATGCCTGTGGTGGCAGTGACTGTTGTAAAGTTTCCTGTTGTTGGCGTTGTAGCGCCGACAGTACCGTTAATGTTAATCGAGGCAGTACCAGTCAGGTTTGTGACCGTACCACTGCTTGGTGTACCCAAAGCCCCGTCAAACGTCACAAAAGCGCCAGCAGAGCCTACGTTGACCGCCAAAGCAGTTGCAACTCCAGAACCCAAACCAGTGATAGAACCGAGTGCTGGGGTCACCGTGGTGTTGCCTGCAAGGGTCAACTGACCTTGCGCATTGACGGTGAAGGTTCCAACTTGAGTGGCAGAACCATACGCACCAGCAGTCACCGCTGTGTTTGTAATGCTGAACTGCGTACCCGTGAGGGTTAAACCTGTGCCTGCGGTGTACGCTCCTGCACCAGAAAACTGTATCCATGTTACAGGGCTTGTGCCAACAACAGTCACTGGGTCAGTTTGAACCCAACCAGTGTTTGCGTACAGCGTACCGTTCGTGACAAATGTAAAGTCACCACTTGCCATCTCGGCGGCAGTGTCAAAGTCAGTTGCACGGGTTAAAACCGTACCGCCAGTAGCCCATGTGTAGATGCCGTTGTTGGCTTGCGTGGCTTCGTTCTTAACCAGCACACGGTCGCCATTCAAAAGCGTGTAGCCATCCAAAACAGTCAAGGCAACTGACAGCGTCAAGGTAGCGCCAACACCAGCAGTGCCGTTGTTATAAGTTACCGTGCCACCAGTAATTGAGGCAAGCGTACCTGTTGTTGCCGCCGCGCAAGCCGCATGGACATGAAGACCTTCAGCCACCGCGTCCACATACTGCTTGGTTGCCAACTGCAATGCAGATGTTGGGTCTTGCGTCACGGCCACAGAAGTCAGACCGCCCAAGGTAAGACTTGATGCACCCAAAGCAATTGCGGTTGTTCCAACCGTCACAGACGAGTTGGTCAGGCTTGCGTTGGCAATGTTGGTTAGCGTGTTGCTTGCACCGCTGATTGTTTTGTTGGTCAGAGTGTCTGTCGTTGCGCGGCCCACCAAGGTGTCTGTGCTAGTTGGCAGAGTCAATGTGCCAGTATTGACAATTGTTGCAATGACAGGCGCTGTCAACGTCTTGTTGGTCAGCGTCTGCGTGCCAGTCAGTGTAGCAACAGTCGAATCAATCGCAATCGTCACGGCAGTAGAGCCGTTGTACGAAGTGCCAGTCAATCCAGTGCCAATGGTTAAAGCATTGGACGCTGTGGCCGTTACGGTAACTGACCCACCTAAACTTACAGAAGACCCGTTGATTGTGATTGCGCTGTTTGCCAACTGAGCATTGGTGACCGTGCCTGATAAAGCCGTTGTAGGAATCGTTGTGCTGGCAGTCATAACGCCAGTACCATTTCCATACACATACCCAGTCAAGGTATTTGCGCCAGTACCGCCGCTTGCCGCGTTCAATGTGCCGCCAAGCGTTACCGCGCCAGAAGTGCCAACCGATGGCGTAAAACCTGTACTGCCTGCGCTGAAAGACGTTACACCGCCAGCAAGGGAGAACTGTCTCCAAGAGCCTGCGGCGTAACCGTCAAAGGTGGACG